CTTAAGCAATTGCGTGGATGTGGTACATCTGCACGAACAAACGCCTTAGATTTAGCATCAAGATACTGCCTTTCAGTCATTGTCCAAGCGCTAGGGTTTGAACGCTCAATCCAAAGCCACAGGTTTTCTGGCAAACCATCGATGTACTGCCGTCTGCGAGTCTTGATTTTTAAAGCAGGCAAGGAAACGCCACGCTCCTCTAGGCTAATGTCTGATGGCTCAATTTTGGCTGCACTCGAGTAACGCAAACCAGCAAATGCCTCTAAAGCCATTCTGCCTAACAATTCTGGTGGCTCGTTTGCGTTCTTTTCAAAGAGCTTTTTAGCGTCATCAACGCTTAAAACCTTAACTTCCTCCTCAATGACTTTGACTGGCTTTAAGCCTTCGCATGGGGAGTCAGCAATCAGTTGGTTCTTTTTAAGCCAATTAAATAGGCTACGAACGCGCACGGTGTGCGTCCTAATCGTCCAGCCTGCTCCATCAATGCTTGAAAGGTACTGATTGATCTCGTTCCTAGATATGGCATCAATTGGCCTGTCGCCAAAGTTTTGAATGAGCTTACCGTAAGGCGATTGATAATGAAGCAAGGTAGATGCAGCGATTCCTTCCGCTTTTTTAGCTGCCATGTACTGCTCCACGGCCTTATCTAAGGGCAACCGTTCCCTTTTAACGCCATATTTTCGCCAACAGGCTAAGACATCGCTTATGGCGACATCTGCCCCTAATTCGGCCTTAAAAGCTCTCCATTGACGGCTTTCCTCAACGTCCAAACGTAGCGCATCTGTGCCTATTTCCTTAACGTTTGTGGCAAGCGATTTGGCAAAATTGATTTGGTCAGCAATCGTTTTAAAAGCTTTAAAACGCCTCTTATTTTCAAGAATCCACTGCACAAGGTAAGGGCTTGGCCTGTTTTCAACCGTAATCAGACGAATTCCTCGTGGTGGGTTATAACTCTGTTTGCGCTTTTGATTGCTCATCTTGATTGCGTTTGATTGTTCATTTCACCACTTTTCGACAAACACTCAACACTTATCAAATCGTGTTTCTCAGAGTGAAAACCTCTTTTCTTGAGGAAGGTGGTGGACCCTACTGGGGACGCACCTGTCATAGGGAGAAGGGTGCTTGATTGCGTGTTTGATTGCGCATTAAAAAGTGTTTTTGAAGGTTTTTTGCAGGCTGAAATCATGCTTTGTATGACTTAATTAGTTCAAATATGTAAAAATACCTAGATGATAAAATTATTAGAGTTGTGCTAAAATTGCCGTTTCAACCAGCAATTTTACCCTTTGAAAATAATCCAGTTTAAACCAACTGAATGGTATTTTCGTAATGCGCTTCGCAAAACTCAAACCTTGGATCAAGCCAAGGAAATAGGGCTGATTTTGGTTAGGGAGTTGGAAATTCAAAGGCAGAATCTTAGAGATTTAGGAGTTAAGCCTAAAAAAACCTATATCCTAAAGGCTGAAGCTTTGGATAAAGGCATAGAATACGAGGCTTAAGCAAACCCCTTGTCGTTAATTTCAGAGTCTAGTTGAGGCATTGCCTTAACCACTTTGATTTCTGGCGAACGGCCTAGGTCTGCGATCAGCAATTTGGTTATTAAGCCAGACAAACTGGTCCCATGAGCCGTGATTGCGTGCTGCTTTGCACGCTCCCACAGATCTTTTTCTAAACTAATTGTGATGGGAACTTTCATGGGTATTTACGAGGTATAAACTACGTAGTTTATCCATTTAAGCAAGCAGTATTGCGTTTTTTTAGTTGCTTTATACGTAAAGACTACGTAGTTAATACGTACGCTCTAATTATTATTTACATACCTTTTTTAAAAATGGCTAAAAAACGCATTCTTAAAGACGCAAAACCTAAAACAATTTGGATTGAATCTGAACTTGAAGCAGCAGCCGTCGAAAGAGCTTTTGAGGCAGGCTACAATTTCTCCGAATACCTAGCTAGATTGCTGGTAGCTGATTTGAACCGAAAGGTGGGCATAGCTCACCGAAACCCTCGTCGGTTGATAGGAATGAAAGGCTAGCATGAACGAGACCAGCCTTCGTCCTGTTTACACTACGGAGCAATTTTTGACCGAGATACTCGGCAATAACCGTTCGCCTGACTGGATTCGCATGCAATGCCGTACAAAGCGAATCAAGACCGTAGCTAAAAGACCTTTCTTAATCCCTCAATCAGAAGCCAAGCGCTTCATTTCTCCAGAATGAAAGAATTTATGAAAACAATAATCGCAATCATCATGGTTGGACTCGTCGGTGCTTTATTATCAGCAGCGATATTTTGTATGTTTTTAAAGGCCGTCTTTAAAGGCGAAAAGCTTCAGACAATCTGCGATCAGCTTAACGACGTTCACGATTAATTAGCGATGCAGGCAGTAATCGAACATCATTCGCAGCACATCGTGATTCCAAACGCTCTTATTGAAGCGCTTATAATCGTGGAATCTCACGGTGACGATCTTGCTTACGGATTGGATGGAGAGGTTGGCTGCCTGCAAATATCTCAAAAGGTGCTTGATGATGTTAATCGGTTTTATCCGATACATTGGACATGGCACGATTGCTTAATACGCGAACGGTCTAAAAAGATTTGTCGCGTTTATTTAGAACACTACGCAACAGAAAAGCGTATTGGTAGAAAACCAACGTTAGAGGATATGGCACGCATTTGGAATGCTGGTCCTAAAGGTTGGAAATACGACATCACTAAAGAATATGCGCAAAATGTATTGCGCGTAATGCAGCAATTAAATTTTGGCGGTTCGCCGTCCACTCAATCCGAGGCAAGTAATGCGAAGAACGGGGAGACTGACGCAACAGTCGCCGTCAATAACTCCTGTGAAGGTTTACGACTTTCACAGGAACAATTTCAGAACTAATGAGCGATATAACAGACATCGAGCGAGACATGGGAGACGGCGATAATACTAAGGAATGCCGTTATTGTAGGAATGGCAGAATCTCGGTCGATGGCGGTTCGCTAATTTACAGATGTCCTGATTGTGAGGGTAAAGGATACATCAATTTACCTAAGCTCGAGGACGACGATCCAGAATAATTTTTGTTCAATAAAAAAATAAATACCCACAATGGCTACAAAACTAAAAGCAAAAGCACCAGAGCTTGTTAAGGCTGGTAAAATCAAGGCCGTACTTTACGGACCTTCTGGCGTTGGCAAAACCACGTTAGCACTCAGCTTTCCTACACCTTACTATTTTGACGTAGAAGGTGGAGCGAAAGGTCCACAATACCGTGAACTGCTTAAATCAGCAGGCGGTGCTTATATGGGTCCAGAAGATGGAACACTTAGCTTTGATACTTTGATTGAGCAGATGTCGGCTTTGGCTACTGAAAAGCACGGCTTTAAAACGCTGATTGTTGATTCGCTAACTAAGCTTTACCAGACCGCAATTGCAACTGAAGCAGAACGCTTAGGAGACAAGGACGCATTTGGTGCATCTAAGCGTCCAGCAATAGCTCAAATGCGCAGACTCGTGATGTGGTCATCACGCCTAGACATGAACATTTGGTTTGTATGTCACGAAGCTAAAGAATGGGGATTGGTAAACGGTCAACGCTCAGAAGTTGGAACTGTTCCTGATGTATGGGAAAAGTTGATCTATGAACTAGATTTATCGGTGCAGGCAATTAAGCGTGGTCCGCAACGCATGGCTCTTGTTAAGAAATCACGCCTGCTTGCTTTTCCTGACGGTGATTCATTTCCGCTAGAATATAAAGAATTTGCTGCACGCCACGGTAAGGAAACCGTCGAAGGCGAATCGGAAACAATCACCCTGGCATTACCTGAGCAAATTGCAGAAGTCCGCAAGCTTTTAGACATCGTTAAAGTCGATGAAGCAACGATTCAAAAGGGTTTCGACAAAGCTGGCGTATCTTCGTGGGAGGAAATGACGCAAGAGCAAATCGCAGCATGGCAAACATTTTTAAAAAAGAAAATTGCATCCTAATATATGAAATTCACACCTAAATCAGATCAAGAGCTTGCAGCAGGAACATTGATTCCAGAAGGCGTTTATCCTTTTGAGGTAAGCGAAGCAGTTTCTAAGACAAGCAAAAGTGGTAATGAAATGATTGAGCTAAACCTTCGAATTTATATGCCTGATGGTCGCGTTCGTATGCAGCGTGATTGGTTGCTTGAAAAGCTGGCTTACAAACTAAGTCATTTTTGCAAGTACACTGGTTTAACTGCTAGATATGAAGCAGGCACTTTAATTGACACGGACTGCCAAAATAAAAGCGGTTACGTTAAAATCGTAATACAGGAGCAAAAAGATCAGCAGACAAAATACCGCAACGCGGTAGCTGATTATGTAAAAGCTCCTTTAAGCGGATCATCTAAGCCTCAGCCAACTGAGGCACAACTAGCAAATCAAACGGAAAGAAACGACGACGTACCATTTTAGTTATGATTCACTCAAACACTCTCGAGGCATACCATTTTGGTCAGGTTGTTTTCGGGTTAAAACAAAAACAAGTATTACAGATTATTGACCGACTAGGTCAGGCAACTGACAGAGAAATAGCTGCTGAGTTTGGCAAAGATA